ACGAACTGCCCTCTTGCGTTGCAGGCCGTCCGCGTCCCGCCCGTGTCCGGCAGGCGGTCCTTGCACGACGCGCACTCGTAGGTCGTCCCCGCCGCAACCTTGGCCTTGTCCCAGCCGGCCGAGGTCTTCGCCGCCTCGGGGAATCGCACCTGCTCCCACAGCCAGGGCTGCAGATGGTCGCACTTCGGGCAGCGGAAATGCCAGTCACGCTGGTCCGTCGATTCGTGCAGGACGTGGAAGTCCTGACCTACGATTCCTCCCTGAGACATGAAGAGTCGCTTGCCCATCCAGCCGAAGGCTGTCACGCGCGCGGACGCTTCTCCGATGTGACCCTTTTTCCATTGCCAACACTCGTCCCCGATAAGCCAACGAATCGCGCGTCGCTGGAGATTCTTCTCGTTATGCGCTCCCAATACCCAAGCAGTCATTCCTTCAAACTGAATCGTCGAGGAGCGGTCCATCTCGGGCACAAGCCGCTCCTTCACCGGCGGGCAGTTGTCCCAAAGAGGGCGTAGGCCAGTAAGGTTGAAGTCTTTGGCATTAGGGTCCGTATCCTGAAGGATGAGCGTCGGGCCGGCCGCGCGCGCAACGATGTGACACGTTAGCAGACGGGCGAGCAAGGTCTTGCCGCTTTGGATGCTGGCGAGCACCGTCACTAGCCGAACCTCGGGGTCGACGCAGATTCGCAGCGCCTCCGCGATCCACGGCGTGCGCTCCGCGCGGAACGGCCCAGGCATCGGCGAATCGGGGATGGCCAGCACGTTGTCCTCGCACCAATCGACCACGTCGCCGCTGTCCGACGGCGCGAGAATCGAGCGACCGAGCGCGAGCAGGGCAGGGTCAGTCTGAGCCATCGGTTGAAAGGTCGATGCGCGCCTGCCGCACCCAAGCGTCGAGGGCCTTTGCGGCGAGCGCGGGGTTGTCGGGGTTCGCCTTCTCCGCGACCTCGAGGGCGAGTTTGTCCAGTCGGGCCAGCACCTCTCCGGCGAACGCGCGGACCGAGGCCTCCGCCACCTCCCGCTTGATGTATTCCTTAGCGGCCAAGGCCCGGCGCTCCTGCTCCTCCTCGAGCGCCATCAAGGTCTTCAGCGATTGGTTGTAGGCCGTCTGGTACTTCCCCTGGTTGGGGTCGCCGCCCTCCATCGAGGCGTTCCAAACACCCTCCGCACGGGCCACGAGCTGACGGTGCCGGCCGATCGTCGAGGCCAGCGTCCCGTCGTCGAGGGAGTTGAGCGCCGAAGGCAACGGCGCCGAGGTCACCGAGTTCCGCTCCTCGCGCCAACGCAGCGCCGCCTCGATTGAGTCCCGGGGCATCCCATGCTTGATGAGCGCCGACACCCGCTGCGGCGTCACGCCCAGGGCGGCCGCCAAGTCGAGGTTGCGGAGGGGCGTGGTCATAAGTCAGCAACCCTCCCGTCGCCCCCGGGTCGCCCGCGTTTTTTTCCCGGGGTGCGGGGCCACGCGTGAGGCACCCACCCCTAAAATAGATTCCTTCCGGTCGGTATCCCCCCGCTTTTCCTCACCAAACAACTCCTCGCGGATCTTCTGCACCCGATGGTTGATTCCGGCGCGCGTCATGCGGAAGAGACGGCCGAGCTGCTCGCCGTCCATCGCCTTCGGATCGCGCAGGACGATGCGGATTAGCTGGAAGTGGAGGCGCACGTCGGGCGAGTGGCTGCGCTCGAGGGTGCCAAGCAGTCTCCGAATAAACTCGGCCACCTTATCGCGCGAGTAGAAGGTCTCGCTGTTGGCGCCCTCGTTGTCGCTGTCGAACATGGCCGACGGACGGTTCACGTCGTACTCGATGACGTGCGGGTTGCTGGGCATCTCGGCGTAAGGCAGGACGCCCTTGGCACGCATGGTGTCCTGGTCGCGCTTGGGCAGGGAATAGAACCAGCGGTCAAAGTCCTTAGTCGCCTTGCTGAACCACCGCTCGCTCTCGGCCTTCTCGCTTTCCCTGCTCATGCTATCCGACCCCTCCTAATTTGTCGTCGACCTCCTCGGCCGCTACCTTGGCGATCTGGTGCACGGTGTCCCCGATGTCGACCGAGATGAACCAGCAGCCGTCGACCATCTCCTTGGCGGACTTGTATTTGATACGCCGGCCGTAGGTGCCGTGCGCGGTGCGGATGTAGATGACGTAATCGAGGCCGAGCTCATCGAGCATGGCGCACGTTTGGACGAGGGCCGCCTCGGCCTGTTCCTTAGTGGTGATGTCTGCCATGCGTAAGCCGTGTAATCGGCCTACGGAGACTTGGCAACTGTCCAAACAAGACGCGAAAGGTCGAAGGTCAGCATCTGTCGTCGGCGAAGGTTGGAGATGAATCGGACGACCGCCTTCGGGTCGTGTTGCTTCCCGGCGTTTGCTAGGGCTTGGCGTAGCATGTCCTTGAGCTCGGTGGATGGTATCGTGTCGGGCAGGGTCGCCGTTATCGTGGCGATGACCCTTGTCCTGGCGTCCGCCCATTCCCTCCTCTGACTGTTAATCCTTTGTAGGTTCGCAGCCAGGGGTCCCGGGTTTGTTTGCCAGAGGTTGCGCCAGTAAGTCGCCTGCCGCCGCATGGCCTGGACCTTCTTCCACGACCTAGCCTTGGCGATCTGCTTTGCCTTGGGGTCTTTCATCGTGAGAAAACGTGATAGACCTCCGCCCCCCCGTAAGGGGAGGGCAAGGAGTGTCTATCTTTAATTACCCCTCTTACCCTTAAGGGTAAGGGGTAATTACTACGTGCGACACAGGTGCGACACGGGCGTGCGACACGGCCGTCCGACACAGGTTGGGGATGGGGGCTGGCAGGAGTCATTTGGGGAAAAGGGGTCTAGGATGCCCTAGGAGGCCTTAGGCGTACTCGCCGAAGGTAGGACCGCCCCCCTGCCATCCAAACGCCTTGGCGGTGCCTTTCTGCTCGATTGGCGTGGTATCCTGCTCGGCGGGGAGGTTGGCAAGGCGGCGTTCCCAGCGGATGACCCCCGGCTCCTTGGCATGGCGGAGGGGGATGGCGGTGGTGAACTGGCCCTGGTCATCGGTGAGGCCGGCGCGTCCCCCGCGCTTGGCGAGGCGTAGGGTAAATAGGGGCTGCTCCGGCTCGCCCTCGGGTGTCTGATCGCGCTGGAGGACCATCACGGCGCGGTGCCAGTTGGCTAGTTCGGCGGACCCGGCGCCCAGGTAGGACAGGTCCGAGGAGGTGTTGCCTGCCTGCTCGGCCTTCGGCTTCGGCTTCGTGGTGTGGTGGATGGAGAAAAGGATGACACCTGTCTCGGTAAGGACGGGCTGCAGGACGTGGCGAAGGAAATGGGAGGACTCCTTCTGGTCGGCGATGTCGATGCCGGCGAAGCCCAGGAGCGGGTCGATGAAGACGCAATCGGCCTTATGGGCGAGGACGAGCTCTCGGAGGAGTTTGCCGAAGTCGTCGCCCGTGCGGACGGCCTCTCGGTAGAAGGCGACGCGTGAGCCGATGTCGCGGGCGAGGTCCGAGCCCGAGGCGATGCCCATGCCGGCGAGTGTGCCCTGGACGGACTCGGCGACGTCGCCTAGGTCGTTCTCCGACTGGATGACAAGGGAGCGGAGGGGCCCTACGCGGGTCTTGATGCCGAAGAAGTCGCGGCCGAGGGCCCACGTCATGGCCGCTTGGGTGGTGAGGGCGGACTTGCCTGCTCCAGTCTGGGCGACGAGGAGGCAGGATCCGCCGCGGCAGAGCCAGCGGTTGCCTAGGACGGCGGTCGGGTCTTGGGTGCGGTCGAAGGTGAGGAGGTCGTCGAAGGTGAAGCGGGAGGGCCCTGTGTCGCCGGGCTTGCGGGTGGGGGCTGTGGTCTGCTCGGCGATGCGGCGTAGGTCGTCGGCGATCTCGTCGGGCGTGAAGGCGCCGGAGGTGGCCTTGGACTTGGCGAGGTCGAGGGCGGCGGCGAGGGAGCGGGCGCGTGCGGCCTCGGTGATGGCGGCCTGCCAGCGTGCGACGGCTGGGGTGGGGCCGTAGAGCAGTGAGGAGAGCTCGTTGACGTAGGTGTGGCCGCCGGCATTGTCGGTGAGGCGGGAGGCTTGGAGGTCGGCGAGGATGGAGACCTCGTCGGCGGGGTTGCCGTCGTGGGTGGACGAGACGATTGCCGACCAGAGGATTTGATGCTTGGGCTCGGTGAAGAGGTCGGCGCGGAGATCGCGCTTGGCGGCGGCGAGCCATTGGCCGTCGTGGAATGCGGCGGCGAGGAGGTGTCGCTCGGCGTCCAGGAGGACGACGGAAGGGGCGGCAGGCATGGCGGGGTGGGTTGTGGGCTAGCGTGCGGCGCGTGTCAAGCCGAGGGCCTTGAGGGCGGGCTTGGAGAAGCGGTAGTGGTCGACGGGGCGGATCATGCTCCTCTGCTTGATGCGGTAGGTGGCCTTCTCTGCGTGGCCGACCTTCAGGAAGCGGTTTATGACGTTGAGGGTCTGCCGGGTGTTGACGCGGAGGTACGGCGCCCATTGGGAGACGGTGCGGAAGCCGGCTGGCACCTTGTCGGACTCGTAGGAGGCGAGGAACGCGTTGACGGCGGCCCCGAGCGAGCTGTTTGATGTCTTGCCTGTTCTCATTTCTTCGGAGGGGTCGGAAGGTGCATCCATCGCGTCGGCTGGTCGGCCTCGGTGAATCCGAACCATTTGCCAGCCGACCAGAATGTCACGCCCATCGCCCAGACACCGGCGACGCCTACCTTTGCAGCTCCGAGGATGTGCTTGTTCTTGGGGGCGGCGGTCATCGCCTGCCAGGTGTTAGGCTCTCGCTCCTTTAGCAGGTTCGAGATGCGGGGCTGGCTTAGGCCCACCTCCGCGGCGATCGCGGCTTGCTTGAGGCCTTTCTCGGCCAAGGCAAAGACGCGCTTTCGCAGTTCCATGTCCCTTTTGCGTCCGACGTGTTTCATGAGCTGAAGGGCATGACCCACTTTCCGGCGAAGCGGTGGGCTTGGCGGCCGATGTAGTCCTCGCCTCGGACGACGAAGGCCATGAAGGAGTTCTGCCAGCGGAGGGTCGAGGGGCGGCGCTCGGCGTACTGGAGAGACAGGTCGCAGGCGCACCCGCAGGACCAGACTGCCCCGCCTCCGCGTCGCTCCAGGTTGTGCTGCTCGGCGCGGTGGATGTGGCCCATGACGAGGGCGCGTCCGGGCCCGCTATTGAAGCGGTGGGCCATCTTGAGGACGGCATCGTTGCCGTGGTAGAAGCCGTGGGAGAAGGTGATCGGGCCGATGTCGATGTAGCCCTGCTGGACGGTGTATTCCTTCACCACCTTGCACCCGACGCCTCGGAGGACGCGCCGCATCTGGCTGTCGATGTCCTTGAGGGCGTCGAGGCGGGTCAGGGAGTCGGTGGCGTGCATCATGTCGCGGACGCGGTGCTCGTGGTTGCCCATGAGGAAGTGCGTGGGGCGGTAGCTCTCGAGCCATTGGCAGCCGGCCTCCACGTCTTCCTTGAGGGCGGCCCAGGAGCCTTCCTTGTCGTTTGAGCCGACGCCGCGGCGCAGGGCGGCGAAGTCCCAGTTGTCGCCGAGGTGGACGCGGTGGTGGGGCTTCCAGTCGCGGCAGAAAGCGGCGATGGCCTTGAGGGTGTCGGGGTCGCCGTGGTTGCCATGGTTGTCGGCCATGACGACGATGCGGGTCTCGGTGGCGGTGCTCATCCGATTGAGGCGCCTCCGCGCCATCCCTTTGCGTTGCCAGCGTGCGGGCAGGTGCAGAGCCACGCGAACCGCTCGGGGGAGATGCCGGTGCGGCGTGCGACCTCGAGCTGCCACGGGGCGAGGCTCGAGGGGTCGGCGGTCTCCCTGCCCCATTGGGCGCTCTGCCTGGCGGCCTTGGACATGGCGAGGGACTTCCTTGTGAGGCCGCGCAGGCGCATGAAGGCGTGCACGGCGGGCTGTGAGATGCCGAGGCGGGAGGCCATGTCCTGCTGGGTCAGCCCCTCCTTGATGAAGCCTAGGATGGCGACGCGGCGCTCCTCGGCCTTCTGCTTGGTGATGCGGCCGGCCATGGCTCAGGCTCCTCGGACTTGCGGGATGGCGGCGACCAGGTCGTTGGCCCAGTCGTCGATGGCGGCGAGGTCGCCCTGTTTGAAGGAACGCGAATTCTCTACCCCGTTGTATATTATTTGGTTGATGGACTTCTCCTCAAACTCGTTAGCGGGTCCGATTCCGTGCCTAGAAATGTGGATCGGTATGACGGGCGCTGGGTGGACGAGGCGGTGCACGACCTGCATCTCGTTGAGGTAGCGCCAGTCGGGGATGACGACGCAACGGCCTGCGAGGATGTTGTAGCGGGCCTTCTCGGCGGCGTGCCGGGCTAAAACTTCCGGATCTCTGCGACGTGCGGAATTGCCCATTGCAATAAGTAGGTCTCTTTCAATCAACTTGTCGTATGTTGAATTAAGGTCGACATACTCAATGCCAAGGGAGGTGAAGAAGCGGTTTCCGG